GGCCCAGACAATGCCGTCCAATGACGTGCAGTTCATGGGCAATACGGGTGGTACTTCTTACGCATTGCCCCAGCAGGTCTATTACGCAGCGACAAGTGGCCCCCTCGACCCGGGTTTAGTCGGCGACAAGGTCACCATCCAGCCTGGTACCGTCAACCGTTACATCCCCAAGATTGGTTCTGACTACATCGACAAGGTTCCCGCGCCAACAATCACCGTGACCGATAACGGTTATGTAATGGTAAAGGTGACCCACGAAGCAAACAAGTACTTCCCCCGTACCGCTGTAGTCGTCTTTGAGGCCGTCGCAACCCCCCCGGTAGATACCGAGACCACAAGTTACTATCCTCTGGCCAAGGTCAATAAGACCACGGTTGGCAGCACGACCACCTACGCGCTGCAATATTTCAGCAACGGCAACTTAATCGTCAACCGACTTAAATCCGGCCAAGGGGCGGCGACTTGGTGGTGGGACGTCATCAAGTAAATGGCCGACCCTTGGAATAGCACGACGTTCTATTCTTGGACGTCGCAAGTTACTTACAATGGTCTGACCTACGTCCGTTCTCAATACCCTATAGCGGCGACCGCAGGGACGCCACCGTCAGAAGAAATGGGTACTGATCCAATTGGCGACCCTATCCGCACTTGGACTATTTTTCGTAATTATGCTGATTCATACAATGCGAGTAATACTTTAACTCCAAGATATTTTCGCCTGGTCAACGATTGGGATGCTGCCACCAAAAATTTTGTGGCTTATGGAGGTATGACAAAATTTGCACAAAGTGCCTACGACAATCCAAACTTTGATCCTAGTGATTCCCTGTACACTTATATGGACAATGGTTACACGGCTGACATGGATCAGGAAAATCTTCCAACTTTTGTTGGCGCCCCTGCGGATAAGTGCGGGGTGGCCTTGCAACAGTATCAAGAAATTCCAGTTACCTATCGTCAATTTGTTTGGCCTGAAGCTGGCATCACGGCTTATACCCAAGTTAGACATGACCTTATCTTTCAGGGCGGCAAATGGATTGAAGACCCGACAGCCACTCAGCCCTATAAATGGTATTATTTCCTTCTTTTTAACCACCCTTTATATTTTCGTCGTACAATCAAGGTGGCCTATATTTGGACTAATTACAGTGTCTCTCCTCCAGTCACGGATATCGTGACTAATGATGTGACGCCGACCGACGCCAATTATTGCCGGGGCGACTTCCCAAACGACGGATCACAGAGTTATTTTCAACCCTCCAACGCCGTCTGGACGTTTACTCTTCCTGCGGCGGGGGATGTCCTTGGGTCAATTTTTATCAAAGATGTAGAGTCTAATGACTGATTTGGGCGTATTGACATACGGCTAAACCCAAACGGCGAACCTATGTCCTGCACCCATCATCAGTTTAAGCGGGGGGTCACCTTTAATGGGGCCGGAACCTATACCACCGAACCAGGCTGGCCGGCTGACCTGACGGGGGTAACCATTGTCACCGCGCTGCTCGACGCCCGAAACCAGCTCCACTATCTGGATGTGGCCATTACCAGCCCTACCACCTTCACGGTCACCTCAAACCTGACCCAAGAATGGCACCCCGGCACGGCCTACTGGGATATCAAGTTCTACGAGAATACGACGGAAATCTTCTATTCGGCCACCGTCCGTCTGGAGATTCTGCCCAACGTCACCCCTAACAAAGTTTCTAACTAATGGCCTTTACGATCAGCATTAACGAAGAAGCCGCCTTTGAAGTCCTCTTTGCTGGCCCTGCTGGCCCGACTGGCCCCCAAGGCATTCAGGGCATCCAAGGCGTCCCGGGGCCGGGGGTAGCCGCTGGAGGTACAACGGGGCAGGTACTCAAGAAGTTAAGCAGCACCAATTACGACACGGGCTGGTCAAGTGACATCAGTGGCGTCGCCTGGGGCGGCATCACGGGTACGCTCTCCGCGCAGACCGACCTCCAGACCGCGCTGGACGCCAAGCTCTCGACCTCGGCTGCTTCGTCGACCTACCTTCCTCTGGCCGGCGGATACATCACGGGTGACATTCAGTCCCTCAACGGATCAGAATTCCGAACATTCCAAGGCACCAATTCGGCCATTATTCGGTCTTATCAAATCCAAATGGGCGACGCCGTTGGAAGCCTTACGATAGACGCCGAAGGTATTAGTTTTAACTCCAGCCCATTCAAGCAGACCCTGCCTTTCCTCGGCTTGGCTGGCTACGCTACCGAAGGCTGGGTGACGTCTAACTTCTACCCCCTCACGGGTAACCCCTCTGGATTCCTCACCTCGGCCCCCGTTACCTCGGTCGCTGGCAAGGTTGGCGCGGTCACGCTAGACAATACGGATATCTCCGGCCTCGGCACTCTGGCCGTCGTCAACGACGCTCCTTCGGACGGCACTATCTACGGACGTAAAGACGGCTCATGGACTTCAACTATCAGTAGTGTCGCCTGGGGTGAAATCACCGGGACTCTTTCCTATCAGCTCGACTTACAAACCGCACTGAACTTGAAACTGGACGCTACGGTCGCCGCTACGACCTATTACCTCCAGACTAACCCGGACGGTTTTATCACTTCCGCCGCGCTGACTGGCTATGCCACGGAGACGTTCGTTACGACTCAGGGCTACATTACGCAGACCACGGCAGACGGTCTTTACTATCCGCTCTCGGGCAACCCTAGCGGATTCATTGGCGACGCCCCTTCAGACGGCTCGACCTATGGCCGTAATAATGGAGCCTGGACGGTTACGGGCGGCGGTGGATTAATCACAAGCGTAACGTCCCCTCTGGCCGTTAACTCCGGCGATCTGTCGATTGACTTAGCAGGGTATGCTACCGAATCGTGGGTTCAGTCCCAAGGCTATCTTACTTCTGTTCCACCGCCCACCCTTACGAATCTAACCGGCGACATTAGTTGGGACAGCTCGGCTGGCATTGGGCGTTTAATCATTGATGGCGTTGTTGACCTAGGTGGAGGGTTTAGTGGAGCTAGAGTTTCATTTTCAAGCGGAGTTCCTAGCACGCCATCCACTGGCGATTTCTGGTTTAACGGAACGGACTTCTTCTATTCGGGCGGGGGTGTTAGGACGATTGCCTCGCAGTCTTGGGTTACAAGCCAAGGTTACGCTACCACTGGACAGCTTTCTGCATACGCTCCGCTTGCTGGTGCTACGTTCTCCGGCAAGGTTAACACAACGATCACGGGAACGACCGCACCAATTAACATTGGATCGCAACTCACTGCACCGACTACGACTGTTGCCGGAGATTTGTGGATTGGTGCTAATATCAATTACAAGTCTTGGGATGGTGTCACAAAAGCAGTAGCCAACACAAACACGACGAACCAGTTTACTCAAGGTCAGGCGATTACGGTAAACTCTGCGGTCAACGCCTTCCGCATCAACCAGCAAGGCACAGGCCCAGCGTTGGTTGTTGAGGACAGCGTATCGCCAGACGCTACGCCTTTCGTAATTGATGCGAACGGCAAGGTCGGCGTCGGAATCGCCCCGGACGCTACTGCCGCCATCAAGGTTGATGCCAACGGCATCTCGTTCAACGGATTGGTGTTCAACCCAACTGCAACCGCAGCGCATACCGGCGGCTCTGACACCCTCGACCTTTTGGTAACGATTAACGGAACCAACTACCGCCTTGGCCTTCGCCCCGCTTAATATGATCACCGCCATTCTTTGCGTCCTGTCGTTCGTCGCTGGCCTGCTCGTCATGCGTAAGCACCGGGCTTCCGCTGAATCCATCGAAGCCAAAGGCCGTAGTATCCTCGACGCTCTAAAGGGCAAATAAACCGTGCGCGTTTTTCTGGCTGTCTCTGTTCTGATGGCTGGATGCTCCACGTCGTCCCAGGCTCCGCTTCCTAAGCAGCCGGACGCCCCGACCTCAGAGAACATCGTCGCCACGGTCGGCAAGGAATGGGACAAAGCCGATCAGAAGGTAGCCGCTGCCGTCTCGATTGCCCGGGAGAACGCTGAGAAACCCGAGGTCGTCAAGGCCGAGACTTCCGTCGCCCTGTCTTACCTCCCAGCCCCCTCCCCAGAGGAATTAGCCCTAGCTCGCCAACGCGCAGCCAAGGCTGACCAAAAGGACTATGCCCAAGCGGTCGACTTCGGCAAGAAACTCCTTTCCAAAATTGACGCCGACTGGGCTAAGGTCAACGCCGACACCGCCGAAGCCAAGAGAGTCTCTGGTCTAAAGGATGCCCGAATCGCCGCCCTGACCGCCGAGGTCGAGCAGACCAAGAAGGACGCCGCCAAGAACATCTGGACGATCACGGGTGCCGCCCTCGCCGTCATCGGTGCCATCGCCACGGCCTTCACCGGCCCCAAGATTGGCATCCCCCTCATCCTTTGCGGAGCCTTCTGCGGAGCCGTCCCCTTCATCATCGACTCAGAGTACTTTGCCTACATCGCCGGCACAACCCTCGCCGCCTGCGCGGGACTGGGCATCTGGTTTGTCTGGGATAAAGTTAGGGACGCCAACAAAGCATCCGACTATGAGCCGCCGAAAATCTAAAGTCGTTTGGGTAAAATTAGGTCGTCAGAAAGCCTGGGGGCAGGCTACCATCGGCGAAGGGCTGATCGAGATTGACCCCCGCCTCGGTGCCAAGCGTCAGCTTGAGGTTCTCTGCCATGAGCAAATCCACCTGACCTTCCCCGAGATGTCCGAAGCCCAAGTCGACCGCGCAGGCAAAGACCTAGCCGCCGTCCTCTGGGATCAGAACTACCGCCGGGTGCTGCTCCAGCCCAACGCCAAGCCCCCCAAGATTTCGTGACCCTCGAAACTTTCACGACGGTCTGCGTCCCAGGCATCGCTTCCCTCGCCTACTTCTCCGCCGGCGTTGCCAACCTCTACGCCCGAAACTACGCTATTGCGACCATGTGGTTCTGCTACTCGGTGGCCAATATTTGCCTCCTATCCACCTTCCTCCGTAAATGAGTGCTTTTACTCCCCCCCCCACCCCTGATGACCTTGCCGTCAGTCTCCGAGACATTGGCTTTGGCATCATCATTGGATCGGCCTCATGGCTAATCCGATACTTCTGCTCGACCGAAAAGCAGTCCCTAGGGTACATCTTCCGGCGTACCGCCACGGCTGGCCTTACCTCCCTCCTAGTTGGGATGGCGACCAAGGGGTACTTCTCGTCGGAATCCCTAGCCTATGCCGCCGCCGGCATGGCGGGGTACGCCAGCCCAGAGCTGGTCGACTACGCCCTTTCCAAGCTCCGCAGGGGTAAGTAGCCGTCTTGACCCTGCAAAGCCTGCCACGGGCTTCCTAGGCGGCTTTCTTGGGGTACGGAAGGACTGGGTACTTGAGCTTTTTCATCAGTTCCTTCTTACGAGTCTTGGAACAGTTGAAATAGATATACCGATACTTCATGCTGCTGAAGTACTCTTCGACCATATCTGGGCCAAATTGATCTATAATGTCCTGCTTGGCCATGCGTTCACGCCGGCGGTAGACCGTGCCGCCAGAGTTGCCCGAGGCGTTCTTCGGCCTGAAGTACTTCATCTTGGGGCTGATACCCGTATAAATCCAGTTCGTCGCTTGGTAGATATACCCAATATGCCCCTGCTCGGAATCCGCAAAGGACACAATAATCTCAAAAGGGCATTGGCGAAGGGCATGGCCCACAAAGAAGCTTTCGGTATTCTTGGGCATCGAGTCCTCAACCCATAACCTATTGAACTCGACCACGTTCTTGCTTTCGTCGTCGCCGCAAATGCCGTTGCAAAGAGTGTAGGAAGACGGCTTGCCGAAGACGATTACGCCGACAAGCCTGCCTTGCTGAAAGAAATCATCGTTGGTCGTCTCGTTGGTGAATAAGCCAAACGACGCTGAACAAGAACATTCCCTGTGCAGGTAATGATTCTTAACGATGGTATCCATTGCCAACCTATATTCGATAGGTCTTACCGTGAGCGTAGACACGATGCTCATGTGTCGTATTTGGTGCCTTGGTAGTACAGCGCGGCACCCACCTTGCGGGGTTCGATAATGCCGTTCGTGACCATAGCCTTGATAAGGGCTTCCGCCTGGTCGCGCTGAAGTTTGTGGTCTGACACCAATTCCTCCAGTAAAGCCCCCCGGCTGATTGGGGGCTTGGACTCAAAGTGACGGTACTGCTGCCCGACCTTGAGCAGTTCAAAGCCGCCGGCCAAGGGGGCGACCTCCCATAGCACCCGATCATCGGCGTGTTTCAGTTTGATGGATAGGGTAGGCTTACCGTCTGGCGTACGCATCCCGGCGAGCTTCCCGCGCTTAGTCAGGTTGAACGAGAACACGGGCAGTTCCTTAGACTCCCGCCTGATGTTGATGATGGCCCTCGCCCAGTTCACCAACTCGGAACTCCCGATACCGCTGTACATCTGGTCGGACACCGTCTGGCCGTCCTTGACCTCCTGAGGCTTCGGTTTGCCCTCATGGTGGATGAAGACCATGATGCACCCCGTCTCCTGAAGCACAGGCTGGACAAGGTTACGCAGGAAGTGGGAGCAGACCTCCTGCTTGGATAGGTCACCCCCCACATAGGACAGCAGCGGATCGGCGACCAGCACGTCCAGTTTATGCCTTACGATAATCTTCCGGCATAGGTCGACGAAGTCCTTGCCCGTCTTCGACGCCTCTGTGAAGAACTTTAGGTTACTTTTGCAAAGAACTTTTTCATCGGGGGAGAGTCGCATTCCTGAAGAAACTCCCTGATAGGCTTCAGCCAAGTCTCCGATGTCACACTCGGCCTGAACGACCGCAATGCGTAGTGGCCGAATGACTGGTATCCCAAACAGCTCGCGCCCGATGGCCCACGATGCGGCCATCTGCATGACAAAGGAACTTTTACCGATACCAGATTGCCCGGTGACCAAAAGACTTCCTCCTCGACAGAGATACCGCCCGTGACCGACCACATGGTTGGGATCGTTCTTGGTGTCGTAGTTTTCAAGAGTATCGGTGCTAACCTCTTGGGGGAAGTCTTGTCCTTCCCTCCAAGCAACGAAGTCATCCCAGTCCAAGGCTCCCGTTTTAAAGGCGACGATTTTCTGTTCGTTCTCCCCGCGCATGACTCCGCCGAGGCGGCTCCACCGGGAGGGGTTCTTGTTCTGCGGGTCGGGTTCATGGTCGGAAAGGTAGTCATACACCGTATTACGTCGCTCTTCCCATTGCTCTTTGGTCTGGGCGTCGACGCGCACCCATGCGTGAACGGACTTGCCGCCCGAGTCGACGAGCAGGCTGATGGGCAAGTTTGACTGCTGGAAGATGGCCACCTGTTCGTCCTTGGGCTTCTTGTCGAACTCGACCAAGACATGGCGGTAGTTGAATACGGCACCGTCGGTACCCGTGAAGTCGTCGGGCGTGAAGGGGTTGATGCGAATCCAAGCCCCCGACTCCGTGCCGGCGAACTTCGCAGCCCCTACGGCTCCGGGGCCGAAGAATTTAGTGATCCACTCAGCACGGGTCAGGAAGATGCCCTTCGACGCCGGGAACCACTTGCCGTCTTCGGTCTGGCCGGCTTCGTTCGTGATGCAGATTATGTCCTCGTTCGTAAAGCAGTTCAGCAGGACATCGGCGGTCGTGAAGGGCGTCTGTGCATCGGCCAGCTCCGCAACCCGGTTCGGGTCAAAGACGAAGCGACCGTTCGCTCCGACCCTGCGCTCCGTACCCTTGGCGAGCCAGCCCTTCTGGCGTTCGTGCGGCTTGACGTAGGCGTCGTTCAGTTTGTGACGCAGGTCTTTCTCAGACCACGGCGGCGAGCAGCGGAGGTTGAACTCCTGAAGCAACGACCAGGCGTCCGACCACGGTAGGTCGAAGCCATTGGCCAATATGCTGGCGGCGCGGTAGGTGGCAGGGTGTCCGCCTTGGCCGGCTACGGCGGCTGGCAGTTTGGCGAGATAGGCTCTCGCCCCGGAAATGCGATCTTCGGTGGTCATGGTGGCTATGACTTTGGGAGTTAGGCTTTAGCTTCGTACTCAGCAATCCTATTCCCAATCCAGAACATACAAGGTACAGCCATAC